TCATCGATTACATAAGGAACTTCAATATATGTATCAATGAGTGCAGGATTTAATTCATACTGAGTTCCGTCAGAGTTGAGATATTTTCCTCTGTAATCCAAAAACATCATAGAGCGAGATATACCAAAAGGTATATTTGCACTACGGGTATAAGTATCGCCAGCGGCGATAGCAGTACCAGTAGAAGCAGTGACTCTCTCGAGATATTCATCGATCGTAGTATAAATATCTTCTACCTCGGTTCCGCCGTTGGCTATTGTATATACAGCAGTGCTGTAATCTCCATAACCATTTTTACTATCCTGCATGCTGTACGATAAATTAGTACCATATGCATTGGCGCCAGTAACGAACATACCTGAAGCACTAAGCCCAAGTTCAGTATCGCCACTCGCGGCCACTACTACATTTTTATGCCAAACATTATCAAGTGCAACAATAACACCTTGTGGTATAACTGTACCGTCATCGGTGTTACTATCGATTGTTAATGCCGGTAATTCTTTATTCGCATAAAGCGACTCAGGTGCTACACCGTGATCATCTTTTATAAGATTCCACGTAAAGGGCGAACGGGCCCTAAAACGTTTCTCTTCACGTATGGGTAGTCCCTGGTATGAACCATCTAGGCTCAGTTCATAATCAGAAGTGGACATATTATCTACCTACCTTTCTTTTATATTTGTTTTGATAAAATGCAGATTAACGGATACCTATAAGGCCAGATTTTTTAGTCTTCTTTTTGTCCTGAGTATCTTCTTCGTTATTTTCTGTTTCATCGGTTGTGACACTGTTATCTGTAATCGTTTGATCTTCTACTCTTGTTGTAATACTATCAGTGTTGTTTGGAAAATCAGACTCACTATTGTCTTCAGCTGATAATGAGTTAAGTTCATCTTTTAAATCATTTAATGCATCCTGAAGTGAATCGAGAGTTCTGGTTTTAAGTTTTTCTCTTAACTCTTTTTCGCCATCTTCTACTTTTAATGCAGCGAGATATGATGGTTTTTTGAGTTGAGCATAGATGCTAATGATATTATCAATTGTAAGTGTTTTGGAAGATTCTACTAATGCGTTTTGAGCATCAGTAAGTTTGTCAAAATCATCTTTCATTTGAGAATATTTCTTTTCTGCATCAGATGCCTTGCCGAGAGCTTCTTTCGATAAGTCGGTGGCTTTGTCTTGAACACGTTTGTCGATCTCATTCTGGAGACCAACAACTTTGTCCAATGCCATCGGTATCGAAATAGTACGCCAATCAACTATTTCGGGCATATTTGACTCCTTTCTTATGTTATCAGTGATATTGTCTGATTTAGAATTGTCACTAACATCACTAGTTGTTTCCATCGGGGGCAGATCCTCAGAATCAACTATATGGTTGATAGTGCTAATTTTAGAATCGAATGACTGATCACTACTAAAACCCATTTTATTTGCCCTTTTGATAATTCTATGGGCAAAATCTTCTATCATTTTTTCATCTTCTATAAAATCACATGATCTTAATACATCTAATGAGATGTTATAATATTTAGAATCTACTAGTGGCATGGTTCTATTTGGACCGCAGAATGAACCTGATTTTAAACGTGAACGATCTTGCGGGGTAAGCAGGTGATCTTTGTATTCATCTTCAATAGTTCTAGTTACTCGTCTATCTAATTCTAACCAGTAGTCTAATTCTGAATTATCATTATCATCGAGTTCTAAATTATCATCATCTTTTGTTTTATCGTATAATTTATTATTACCACCCATTCCAAAATAATATACATTGTTACTAGTTGGTGTTTTTCCAGTTTGATCTGCACTTAGAAATAATGTATATCCGGAACTATCCATTATAATGTTTTCTTCTTTTGAATGGATCATGTTCTTTTTAATGTAATCCATTTCTAATGTATCCGCGATATTTTCCGAATCTGGAACTATTAGTTCAAAGTTTGATATACCAGCTACATGATTTTTTGATTGATCAGCGGGTTGATTGACGAAACTTCTTTCTATGTAATCAAGTTCTCTTGTTTTTTTATAACAAAGTTTCTTATCATATGTATCGCCGGGATAGTGATCGCATTCATTGATTAATTCGCCACATATTGAGCATCTCATTTCAGGAGTTGATCCAGATATGGACACAGTCAAGTATCTGCCATCTAATATTCGCGCCATGGCATCTTGATCTGCGATATAACTATGTGTGATTATCGCGCCCTTTGGTATTTTTATATTTTGTTGATCACGGGGATCGATATCATCTCTGCTTTTATATATAGCGTAATAATGTCGACCCAATGGGTCGGATTCCCTATCGTGATTAACTAGAACTGGTTTCCTAAATGGAAGAGTCCAAGATCTGGCACTTTTATTAGCATATTCAATTGGATACATAGTATGGTTGTTATTAACATAACCAAAATGAGTAGCGATAGTTTGTTCGAAAATCATTGGTTTTTCTATCTTTTCATTTTTTTGAAATGAATTTTTCACTCGTTGATATAATGATTTGAAACTATCTATGTCTTTTTTGGAAAATACATCACTGACTACTGGGGTTATGATAGAATTAGATAGTGCGTCCCCAGTGATATCATGTCTGAAGTAGTATTGACTCAATTTATTGCCCTCCGAGTTCTATATATAGAGTGTATCATATTAAATTGTTTTTGATTTTAGTAATTATTTATTCTTTGCTTTTCGTCCTTCTCCTTTCTCTGTCTTATTATTATTGTTTGAATTTGTTTTTTCTACTGATTTCACTGCATATTGTTCTGCTATTTTAGCTTTTGCTTCTTCTACTGGGATAGTTACTTTGTTTTGCCATAGTCCAGGGCGTTCATCGTCTTCTAATGTATTTCTTCCTATGTCTTTTCTTAATTCATCTTCAGTTATTACATTAGTTTCAAACAGGTTCATTGCATGTTCTGCTTTCTTTAATAATAATGAAGTTTCAGGTTCAGGGAACCATAGTGTAACTCTATTATCATATACAAATTGAATATCTTTTCCAGTTTCAAATAGAAATTCGTCAAATATTTCCTGGATCTGACTCTTTATTATCATCTGTAAGTTTTTAGTGATGATCTGTTGTATCTTATCTGTTACTTCGGCTGCGTTCATATTTGCAGATGAACCTAATCCCATTGCTACTTGTGAACTATATAGGCCAGCAAGTACTCTCTTCTGGAAATATTCAAGATATCCTTCTGCTCTAATTGCTCGTCCTTCTGATCCAATTGGTTTTAAATCAACATGTTCACCGGTAGCAATTGCCCCATTTCCCTCCATTGATTCTAATTGGTCCATAACATGATTGATTTCAACTTGTCGCTCATCGTCATCTGCTATTGCGATTATAGCATGCAGTAAGATGTGCCCATATTGATACACTAATAGCTGAACTGATTCTTCTATTTCGCGCAGTGCCAATATATCATCTAGCACTGGGTAGAATGGCGGCATTGACCATACTTTACCTGGGAGATGGTTATATTTGATATGGATGATATCATCTTTAGTCCAATGTATCACACTATCTTTTGCCTTTGATTTTTTTAATTTATTTTTATTTTGATTTCCGAAACCAAAGAATCTACCAGCGTATGTTCGTTGTTGTGTGCTAGTTCCACTACCATCGTCGCCAATTACTGAATATTTATTAGTATAATATTCATTGATTTGATTCTTTTCATGGTCAAAACTTATTCTCATCCCGGCTGAATCTTGTAACATTAAAGCTGCAATTGGATCCATTTCTTTGCCATCAAATCGTATCCATTTTTTACCAGATGAAGCATTCTCATTTCTCACTTTTATAATAAAACCATTTCCATATAGTAAAAGTTGCATCGTGAGGGATTTGACTAAAGATTCTAAATCTAATCCGCCGACTAGTTTCATTTCAAATAGTCTTCTCTTTACATATGCAATGGCCTCTGAGTTATTGCCGATTAGGTTATATCCATTATGTAGCACCATTGATGCATATACGTCTATTGATCGCGCTAAAAATGATTCGGTTTCATATGCTCTGGTTAACTTCATCATATTATATCCACTATGGTGCGAAAAGGCACTTCTATTTGAAGTGAATATTCTACCAAATAGTTTAGTTACGGCTGCGGATACTATGTTTCTTTTTCCACTAGTAGTGGCGATATTAGTACTAGGTAGTGCATCATTTACCGCTTGCCTGACTAGTACTTCCATTTTATTATCTATTAAATCGGCAACATCTTTTATTGTATACTTTTTTTTAGTTAATGTCATTTTATCCCTCAATTCTGCTATATTCTGTTTTCTCTTCTTTTATAACTATATAAACTATCATTTCTTATAGCATCTAGTGAATTCTTTATATCTTGTAGTTTTTCAGTATCTTTACATATTCGCTCTGTGTCTAATTTAGTTCCAATTGGGTTTCCATATTTATCAAATCCATATTCTGGATTATCGTATACATTACTCAGCGGAGTTATTTCTTTTAATAATGACATTATATCTTCCACTGTTCCAAATTCTTTTCCCAACCCGTATCCTGCCATTTTATCATAAGTTGGTTCATAGAATGCTCCACTTGTGAATATATTATCTATTGGAGAATCTTCTGTTAATCCCATTCTTAATTCTGGATCAAAGATTGGTGGTGATATTTCTCCTATATCTCTATCTAGTATATCATCAAGTTCCTCCATGTCAACTGGTGATACATTTCCGTCTTCGCTACATAGATTCATTATTGCCTCGATTCCATTATCGAGTCCAGTTAATATAGTATCTAGTATGGTTTTGATTGTCTGCATTAAAACTGATTTAGCTTGTATATTTACATTGTATTCTTTTTTAATTGATTTGAATTCAAAAACATTATTATATTGAGATAACCATTCAATTGATTTAAACTGAAGTTGATCTATTTGTAGTTTCAAGAAATCAAACACTGTACTTATAGAAGGGCAACTATAAAATGCTAATATGAATTTCTCGCCCTTTGTTAATTCTTTTTTATCTTGGAGTCCTTCTGCGTATTCTTGTGGTGAATCCTGTAGCATTTGTTGTTTCTCTTCTACTTCTTTACTGATTTTATCTATTTGTCCATATGCAGCATCTATTTTTTCTTTGATTTTTGACGCATCTATTGCTTCTCGTAATTCTCCGGTTATTGAGTTTATCGCGGGGGTTAACACTAACCACATAGTTCGAAATAATGCGTTTTGTATTGAATTAGTTAAATCTTTTATTCCGAAGTATTCTTTACTTGCTTCCAATGATAAAGATTTTTGATTGGATTCAATTAGAGTTTTCATTAATTTAATGAACGCAGTTAGTTTTGCCCGAGCTTTCGCATCATTTGCTGTAAAATCTACATTGAATATTAATCCAAACATACTTAAGAAACAACAAAGCATGTCTTTACTTATTGGACTTTTCGCCGCAGTGTGATATAATGCAGAAATGAACCCATCGTATATTTTTAACATTGCCATTGTTAATTGTAATGCGCCTTTTGATACCGGATCGATCGCATTACCGCGAGCGATTTCTAATGAACTTTTAACAGCTGGAGTGATCGCGGTTGTTCTTTCTGTATTATCTACTTGTAGTGAATCGCCAATTGGATCTATTGATGTTGATATTCCTTCTATTATTGAATTTATATCATTTCTTGTATCTTTGCCGGTTGATTCGCAATCAGAATAATTCTTGGCTTTTGTATTATTCTCGGTTGGATTCTTTATTGTTTCAATTTGGAAATATTCCATAAGTCTTCTTGCTGATTCTGTTTCATCTTGAGTTGGTTTTCCGCCCTTCTCTGTTATTCTTTGGCAAACTGAAATTGACGGATTGTCCGAATACGCATCTTCATTGTCATCTTTCCCTAATGTGTTGTTTATTAAATCTGTCGGATTTAAGAAATTAAGGTAAAAGTCAGGGGGGCATTTCATTTCTCTTACGAATGTTGAAATTTGAGTAACACCTGGGTCTGTTATTTTCACAATTGAGGTATTGTATAACTCACCATTAACCCAATTAACATATCCCTCAAAATCAGTTAACTTATCCGTGTTCCGATCAACCATGTTAGTAACTACGTCTTGATATGGAATTAGTTTGAACTTTAATTTTTGTATATTGTAATCGCCACCGCCCGCATCGGGACTTCCTTTTCTCACATACGTTAATACCGTAGCAACGAAGTTTCTAAAGAATTTAGCAAATGGGCAACCCACGCATATTGTCTTGCCAAGTATTTTTATTTTTACCTTTCTAAACAACATGCATAAGTTTTTAAACATCTGCCATATAATGCCACGGCAAAATAATAAGAATAAAATAATCAAGAACTTTAATCCAAATTTGGGGAAAAACTTCTCTAATCGATCTTTTATCTTATCTGGAGATTCAATAACATCCGCTATCATTTCAGCAGGAGTATAACTATTTATCGGAAAATCGAGGACATTCATCATACAATCTATTAGGTCCGGGTTTAAAAATCTAGTATCTACCCCTGTTAATCTTGCAGCATCTTCATATAGATCAGAAGGAAGTGGGATTGGTTCGAAGTCTCTCAATAAACTTGATAATTCTTTGGCTCTATTATCAACATCGCCATACATTTTTGAGAAATTACCTAAAAATTCACCAAGGTCACGGAGATTATTAATCTCTGTCGGAGATACTATTCTCTTTTTTATATTTTCTGCTTCATCTTTGTATATCTTTTCTTTGGGTTTGCGGGGTACTTTTTTTGATTTTTTACCTATTATTTCACTGGCGGATATTTCAAAGTTTGGATCATAATTTAATCTCTTTGCCATTTTCTACCTCTAGAATAATCTCGATTTCAATTTACTCTTAGCGAGTTTTCTCGAATTAATAACATTTTTACTATGTGTCGCAGTCGAATATTTCCTCGCGAATTCATTATTACTGGAACTGACTTTGTTGTCATCGTCATCTTTTTCATTAATACTTTCACTTCTTATTATACCCTTGAATGGTATATCGAGTTTAGCGACACTTGCTATTGTTCTTTTGGGTGTTGGATACTTATCGTCACGCACTAAACTATCTAGTTTGGTCCTAGATGGTCCGCCAAATCTACATATATCTCTTTTATATAATGCTGAAAATGTTTTAGATATTCTAGACGTACCGGATGTTAGATTAAATCTATCTACCTTTTCGATTAACTGTGAATATGCTAATACTGCTAAACCCGTAGCAGCTATTTTATGGTCTGCTGATTTCTTTGAATAAATAGGAGAACCATCGTCGCTATATCTCTCTATCTCAAAGTTTCTCATTTCAAATGCGAGCCCGCGTTCATTGTCATCTTCTGTTTCTGGTATAACAAATTGACCAGATTCTAGAAGCCTTTGTAATCTATCTATCATAAATTGCTTTAGTCTCTTTTTTGTTATTTCTGCTGTAATCGGATCGGGTATCTCTATTTTTTTAGTGAAGTCAACACCAACTACTTTCTTTTTAATTCCACTCAATGGGTTATTTTTACCATAAAGGTGTAATAATTCTATTTGCTGTCCGCCATATCCAACATCAACATAAATTGCCAGCGGATCATATTTTAGATTTAAGTCTATTATTGCTTCTAGTGCTTTAGTTTGTGTGAATTCTTCTGAGTGGATTGATATTATATTGGCGACATATATTATATCAAGAACTACGCATAATACTACTATTTGAGTACCATTTGTCGCACCGTTCCAATCTACACCTATTATAAATGTAGGTTTACCCTTCTTCTTTTTTTCACCGAGTGGACTGATGTCTGCATCTATTTCATGAGTTATATCTATAATATCATCATAGAATTCATCATAAGTATAGCTAACTCCGACTATTTTGCCATCTTCTGCTATTTTGGTTTTTACTCTACTTTTTTCTATTGCATTGTCCAAATCGAGTGATCTAAAAACACCAGCATTGGGGTCTCCGAATTCTGCCATATATTCATGTTCAAATTCAGAGTTAGTTGTACTTTCTTTATATTGATTTTCGGTAATTTCATTCCAAGATGGTGAAACCATTGATGGATAATGAAACTCAACATAATAATTATCTTTAGTACAAGTTCGATAAAATGAATCCCGGCGACCACTTGGTGTAGATGAATGGATAATGACATGGTCGGGAAAGTTTAATGTAATAGGATTAGTTCTATCCTTAACATAATCTGATATATAATCAGACTCATCGTATATTAATACATTCGCAGATTGGCCAGTTACTGAATCATTTGCAACGAACCCTTTTATAGTAGAACCATTGGAGAATTTAATGATAGGAGGATTCTCCGTATTTTTAACTATCATCGAACCTATTGGCGAAACACCAGAAGTTAACATCTTTATTTTCTCAAAGATGTTTCTAACTTGGGGCACAAATGGGCAAACCACAACTAGTTTAAAGTTATCATTATTAATGGCACGCCACAATAGATCAATTGCAATGGTCACTGAATTGTTTGTAAGCATTAGATCTGAGAAGTATACATGATAATCTTTAACTGCAATGTTATATGATTGTTTTGATTCGATTGGGATTATCTTTATTATCTCATCTTTTTCGATTAATAAATCTTTTTGCCGATAGTCATTATATTTGAACTCTTCATCCTTGATTATCCCACAGTGCGTTTTCGCTATCTGAACTCCCATTTCTATTTCATTTTCATCATTGTAAAATAACTCAGTTCCAAATAAATTAATTAAAATAAGTACCTGCATTTGATCAGTTATTTTGATATTTATAGTATCTGGTTTTACGAGTGGTCTGATTCCATATTTATGCATTGTTGCGCATTTTATCCCAGCACGGGTTAAACATCTGAATACTACAGTCGCAATTCCACCATATACTGTTTCAATATAAAGCGCGGCAATGTCTTTGTTTATTTCCATTTTAATTGTTAAATTAGATCTAGCTGCGACTATTCCTTTAACGAACGCTAAACATATATCAGGAGGAGCGGTTTCGAATATATCTGGGAGAGTATCGGATTGTTTATTATATGGAGTTAGATTGTGATCTGTTATGAAATCCAGAATAGGATTCACACCATTTATATACGATATTCTAATTCTAGTTGACTTACCGGAAGCTTCCTGATATATTTTCACATTCTCATTATCATTTTTGAATTTTTCTAGTATGCTAAATACTTTCACATTCTCTGGTTTGATGAGAAAGTTAGTATCTAAATCATCTATCCCGCAATATAACATCATCCCGAGTATAGTATATTCGTCTTTGGTTAATCCAAGATACTTATCTACTTTCTTTCCCTTTTTGATTAATGGATATTCTGAATTTAGAACTGGTATAAATTCACCTTCTTGTACATCTTTTGTTTCTTTTTTCGTTAATGTTCCATTGTCTTCATATATCATCATTTTATGTTCTGATGTAAATCCACTAATATGGCCGCGTCGACTTTCGATTAAGAATCCATCTTTCTTACCATTGTTTTCAATTATCGCAGTTGAATTAACAAATTCGCCTGTTTCCTGATTATATGATAGTATATCAAATTCTTTATTTCCGTATTTTTCATATAATTCAGAAGCTTTTGGTTTTGAACCATCTGGTAATAGTATGTGATTATCTTCGAACACACATTTTCCCGTTTGCCTTCCCAATCTATATATCTTAAACCGAGACGGGGTTTCTAGTATATCTTCTTGATAAAATCTAACATTCGCAAACTCGTTATTATTCTCTGGATCGGCGAGATATAATGATGCCCATTTACTTGGACTATTTATTACTTCGAGTCTTATTTTCTCTTCTTCGTCGATTATCCCACGTTTATAAAAATCATCAATATCAGTTTGCAGTAATCTATTGTCCAGATGTTCAACTCTACGTGAAGGAACATTAAATATCTCACCGCGTTCATCAATTACTTTTTTCTCCGGTTTTATGTACTTTGGTTTTTCTAGTTTTGCTGTTGACATTTTTCCCTACCTATTAACCATTCCAGCTTCATTTCCAAGAAATGATCTCGCTGCCATATGACTACCTTGTATTTGTTGTAATGCTCGTTGTCTTTCTGTTGATGCCATTTGACTATCAAATGCATTCCCGGATCCGAAGTTCCGTTTTGTTATTTTATCTACTTTTAAGTTTAGTTTACTAGTCATATTATATGCACCAGAAACAATATCACTTGCGGTGCTTAATAATAATTGACTACCCATCATGAAACTAGCAGCACCCGCTCCCATTCCTATCATTAACTTATGGGCTAAATCAGAAACACCTTTCATTGATGCTTTATGTAAAATATCACCGCTGCCTTTCATTCCTGCGGTTATATCACCTAAGCCTTCAACTCCTGCTTTTGCTGTTCGGACACTGGCTCTGGCGGCTTGGTCTGCACTCACTGCTGCCCTTAAATCTCTGATTTTTTGCGAGTGGAATCCACCATTATCTTTAACGTGTTTAGAAAGTTCTTTAAACGCCCCCTGTCTGTTTTCTAATATCCCAGCGCGTTGTGCATTTTCCATTGGTGTTCCTGATATGGTATCAACGTGGTCCATTAGGGCATTTAATTGGTTTGGTGCCATTTGCGATATCGCATCATTTACTGCTTTACTATCGCCACTTTTCATTGCATTGAGCATAGCTTGTGCCATTTCATCATCTGTACCTTGAAAAACATTATTCAATGGATTTGTTGGTCCATTAAAAAAGCTTCTCATAATATCATCTTCGCGTGCTACTGCTCTTTCTATTTCTGTATCTAATCTTGGTATAGTGGTTTCATATTGATCTACTAATTCTTGATAA